ATGCTCGACGCGTTTTGTCGCTGAACGGCACGGCAGCCAACTTGGTGGTGGCAGCCGGTGATCGTCTCCGTATCCGCGCTGCGGCAACGGGCACGCTTGCCAACACTGTCACGTTCCCGGTCTACATGCTCAACTTTAGCGTCTCGTAATATGTCCAATATCTACCTTCGCCACCCCAGACATGGGGAAAAAATCGCTATCTCATGGATGGAAGCGAGGGAAGATATGGAACAAGGATGGGAGGAATTTGACCCCTCTGATCCTGATGAGTCTGAACCCTCGGCGTCGTCAGATGTGGCGGCGCTGGGGGATTCTCAGCATAATGCGTTGAGAACGCGTCGCCGCCGTAAGGAGTAAATCATGGCTACAACTGCTGCCGATCAAATCAACGGCGCGTTGCGGCTGATCGGGCAGTTGGCCGAGGGCGAAGTCCCTTCTGCGGCCACCTCGCAGGATGCCCTCACCGCTTTGAACCAGATGCTCGACTCATGGAGTACCGAGCGTCTGGCTGTCTACTCGACCCAAGATCAGGTCTATAACTGGCTGCCTAACGTCCGCACCATTACGATGGGGCCGACCGGCACGTTTGTGGCCGAGCGTCCTATCCTGATGGATGACGCTACCTATTTTCGTGACGCCTCGACCAACGTGTCGTATGGCATCAAACTGATCAATAACCAGCAGTACAACAGTATTGCTGTTAAGACGGTAACGTCCACGTATCCGCAGTTGATGTGGGTCAACATGACCTACCCGGACGTGGAGATTTACATCTACCCAGTGCCAACCAAAGTACTGGAATTTCACTTCGTATCGGTGCGCCCGCTGACGCAGCCTGCTGCGCTAGACACCGACTTAGCGTTCCCGCCGGGATACCTGCGGGCTTTCCGATTTAACTTGGCTTGTGAACTTGCGGCGGAGTTTGGTGTCGAACCCTCTCCGCAAGTGCAGCGCATTGCTATGACTAGCAAGCGCGACTTGAAGCGCATCAATAACCCGGATGACTTGATGGCAATGCCAGCGGCACTGCTTGTCAACCGACCGCGCTTCAATATTTTCACTGGAAATTTCTAAGTGAAGACGCCGATTCTCGGATCGTCGTACGTCATCCGGTCGGTCAATGCAGCCGACAGCCGATGCGTGAATCTTTACCCAGAGGTGATTCCCGAGGGCGGCAAGGAGCCTGCTTACCTGCAACGCTGCCCCGGCCTGACGTTAAAAGGCACGTATGGCACTGGCCCGATTCGAGGGCTGTGGTCGCTAGGCAACTACCTTTATGTTGTTTCAGGTAACGAGTTTTTTAAGGTAGACGACACTTTTGACGCTTCAGTTGACTTGGCGTTAGAAGACGGCGGCGACATATTGTTAGAAAGCGGCGGCGACTTACTGGCTGAAAACAACACTCCAGTGGCGTTAGGTGAAATCAGCGGCACTGGCCCTGTTTCTATGGCTGACAACGGCACGCAAATTTTTATTGCCGCCAACCCAGACGGTTACATTTTTAATTCTATTACGGAAGAACTAGCGCAAATTACTGACGAGGACTTTCCGGGTGCAGTGACCGTTGGCTATCTTGACGGTTACTTTGTATTCAACGAGCCGAACTCGCAACGTGTCTGGGTCACGAGCCTATTGGATGGCTTGTCGATTGACCCCTTGGATTTTGCAAGCGCTGAGGGTTCACCAGACGGGCTAGTATCCCTGATCATTGACCATCGAGAGGCGTGGCTGTTTGGCACGAACTCCGTGGAGGTCTGGTACAACTCCGGCGACGCCGACTTTCCGCTCACCCGCATCCAAGGCGCTTATAACGAGATCGGCTGCATCGCGCCGTACTCGGTAGCCAAGATGGACAACTCTGTCTTCTGGCTCGGCGCAGATGCTCGGGGTCAGGGCATTGTGTATCGAGCCAATGGCTATCAAGGCGTGCGCGTATCGACCCATGCCGTTGAGTTTGCCATTCAGCAGTACGACAACCTTGCCGACGCAGTTGGCTATACGTATCAGCAGGACGGTCACACGTTCTACGTGCTGAACTTTACGGATGCCGATACGACATGGGTGTTTGACGCGGCTACGGGCGCTTGGCACGAGCGTGCTGGTTTCCGTAATGGCGACTTTAAGCGCCATCGCGGCAACAACCACGCTCGGTTTGTAGGCCAACCGATTATTGGTGATTATGAAAACGGACGTTTGTACGCGTTTAGCCTTGACGTATACGCCGACGCGGGCGTCACGCAAAAGTGGCTACGCACTTGGCGTGCGTTGCCTACCGGCGCCAACAACCTGACCCGCACGGCGCATCACGCGTTACAAATCGACTGCGAAACGGGTGTCGGCCTATCGGGCTATGCGTTTACCGATCAGCAATTTTTGGGCAGCGAGTTGTTGCAGATCCTGCAAACAGAAATCGGCCAGGACATTATTTTGGATGTAAACGCCACCACAGGGGCTGACCCGCAGTTGATGCTGCGTTGGTCAGATGACGGCGGCCACACTTGGAATGGCGAGCGCCAGGTATCCATGGGCCGCATTGGCCAGTACGGCACTCGCGCCATCTTCCGTCGCCTTGGCATGACGACCAAACTGCGCGACCGCGTGTATGAGATTAGCGGCACCGATCCGGTCAAAGTCGCCATTATGGGCGCTGAACTGCAAATCAGCGGTACGGCGTCGTGACGCAGAACATTACGCAAATCCCTGCTCCGCGTGTGCCGTTTATTGACGAGCGCACAGGCCAGATTTCGCGTGAGTGGTTTCGCTTTCTTAACAACCAGTTTCAATTAACGGGCGGCGGCACAACGCAAACCACTATTGCTGATCTTGAATTAACGCCCGCGTTAGCGGCTAACGTCGAGGACGAGTTGGCGGTTGTAAAAGGGCAACTAGACGATTTGCAAAAAGGGCCGCCTCGGTTTGAACCTGGCCTTATCAACTACGGTTCGTTTTTCTCAACGCAGACTCAAGCGGCAACGGTCATCAACACGGCCTACGCCATCACGTACAACAATGCTGATCCGGCGTATGGCGTTTACCGTGACCCCGGCGACAGCAGCAAAATTAAGGTCACTCGGCCTGCTATCTACAACGTCCAGTTTTCTATTCAGGTAGACAAGACTTCGGGCGGTACGGGACGACTGTACATTTGGCCTGCTATCAACGGCACTAACGTAGCCAACTCTGCGTCACTGATTCAGATTCAAGGCAACAACGCCGAAATCTTCTCTGCCGCTAACTTTTTCTTGCCGTTGTCTAACGGCGATTACTTTCAGTTGTACTTTTCCGTGGATGCGCTGGACGTGCAGTTGCAACAATTTGCTGCTGCCCCTCCAGTCCCGGCCATTCCTTCAATCATTTTGACTGTTATGCAGGTGTACGTATGACCGTTTACCTTTCAGCCTTTGCAGGAGCCGGGGCGCAGTTTTTTACCGACGACGGCGCCGTGCTGTCGGGCGGAAAGATCTATACCTACGACGCTGGCACTACTACCCCGCAAGCAACGTATACGTCTATTAGCGGCGCGACGTTTAACGCTAACCCTATTGTTCTTGACTCTGGCGGGCGACTGCCTGAGGACATGTGGTTGACCGAAGGCGTTAAGTACCGTTTTGTGCTGACTGATTCTAACGACGTCCAGATTGGCGAGTACGACGACATTGCAGGCATCAATGACATATCGACCGAATCGGTTGCTTGGTCAACGATTACCGGCACACCGACGACGCTTGCAGGGTATGGAATCACCGACAGCATTACGGCGGCGGCCGCTGCGGCCACTTACGCACCAATCGCTTCGCCAACGTTTACGGGAACGCCGCTGATCCCCGACAACGATACGGTTAGCGCGAACTACGCTGTGGGCTATCGAGAAGCGCCGCCCGTATCTAAGACCGCTAACTACCAGTTAGTGCTGGCAGATCGCGGTAAGTCGATTCTGATGAACGGCACTAGCCTGACGCTGACTATTCCGGCTAACGCCGCTGTCGCGTTTCCGGTGGGCACGGTGGTTATTATCGTCAACCTCAACGCTACGGCGCTCTCGATTGGCATTACGACCGACACGCTGACGCTGGCTAACAGCACGACGACCGGCACCCGTACCCTCGCGCAGAACGGCTTGGCGACCTGCGTCAAGATTGGCTCAACCTCGTGGCTGATCAGCGGAGCAGGGTTGACCTAATGGGCGGCGCTACCCTAGCAGCGGCGATTGCAGGTACGACCGGAGGAGCCGGTGCGGGCGTTGTTGATTACTCGTCCGGGTCTGGGTCGGTGACGATCCCTGCCAGCGCGACGGGCGTCACCATCGAGGTATGGGGCGCAGGTGGTGGTGGCGGCTACGGTACGGTAACGAACATCTTTGGTGAGTTCGCCTACGAGCCGCAGGAGAACCCCGGTGGCGGTGGAGGCGGTGGTGCCTACTCCAAAACTGTACTCGTTCTAACTGCCCCAGATGCCGGTAAAACGATCCTGTACACTGTCGGCGTGGCTGGCACAGGCGGCTCACTTGGCGATGCGGTAGGCGGTGCTGGCACTCAGTCAGTGGCGTATGCCGGAACGTATGCGCTACCCGAGATGATTGCGACGGGGGGATTTGGTGGCTACGGCGGCATCGGTATCTACGGCAGCCAGCAAGGCGCTGGTGGAACGGCCTCTGGAGGCAATACGACCAACACTAACGGCAACGGCGGCGCTGCCTTTACCCAGACTGGCGCAGCCCCTATAGCGGGCGTAGGAAGCCTTGTGGGCGGTGCTGGTGGCGACGGTGGCGATCCGGTAGAGGGCGGTGCCGCTGGCCTGTCTGGGTCTAATGGCCGCGTCCGAATGGTCTTTACCTTTTAGGTGACACATGGCAGTTAACGTCAAAGTCCTGATCCCCGCAAAGATTGCGGAGAACACCCAAGTAACCCAATACACCGCCCAGAACGTGTCGGCCATCATCGACAAGTTCACGGCGACCAACTACAGCGCCTCGGCGGCTACCCTGTCGGTTAACCTCGTGACGCAGTTTGACTCCTCGGGCAACCAGAACTTGATCATTAAGAACAAGACACTGTTGCCGAGCGAGACGTACACGTTCCCCGAACTGGTCGGCCACGTCCTGCAACCGGGCGGGTTTATCTCGACGATTGCCGGTACGGCGTCGGCTATCAACATCCGTTCGTCGGGGCGAGAAGTCTCGTGACAGAACTCGTAGATGACCGGGAAAAGGCTCTTGAGGTCGGCTACGCCGCGACCGACTGGAGCAACCCGGTTTCCTACGAGCAGTACAAGCAGGCCATGTCGGATTGGTCTGTAAAAGGAATTGTTAGGAACGGCAGCCTTATTGGTGCCGCCTACTTTAAGAACGACGAGATTCACGTATCGGTGCTGCCGGAATGGCGGCGTCGATGGGCGACAAAAGGTGTGTTAAAGCAGTTGTTTGCAAACCACACTGTAACGACTAAAGTAACGCCTGGGCATGAGTATATGCACGGGATTCTGGGGCGTTTAGGGTTTGTCAAGCGCGGCGAAGAATTCGTAAGAGGTCCGTACAATGGGCATTGAAACAGCAATTATTGGTAGTGCATTGGCTGGTGGCGCGGCAAGCGCTATAGGCTCTAGAAAAGCCGCTAAAGCACAGCAAAAAGCCGCCGATCAGGCCGCGCAAGTACAGCGCGAGACGTTTGAGCGTCAGGTAGAACTGCAAGAGCCGTTTCGACAGGCAGGCATTACCTCGCAGAACGAACTAATGCGGCTGCTTGGCATTGGCGGAGACGCTTCTGCTGCTGACTACGGGATGCTGACCCGTCAGTTTGGCGAGCGCGATCTGCAAATGGACCCCGGCTACGGCTTCCGTCTGCGCGAAGGCGAGAAGGCTTTGGAGCGTATGCAGTCTGCTCGCGGCAATATGCTCTCTGGTGGAGCAATTAAAGCCGGTCAGCGGTTTGGGCAGGACTTAGCGTCTCAGGAGTACATGAACGCTTTTAATCGAGCGCAGGCACAATTAGGCACGCGCTTGGGTACGCTGGGTAGTTTGTATGGCGCTGGTCAGGCTTCTGCACAACAGATTGCTGGTCAGGCTGGGCAAATGGGCGTGAACGTTGGCAATCTCATAACACAAGGCGGCCAAGCCCGTGCGTCTGGTTATTTAGGACAGGCCAATGCGCTGTCTAATGCGCTTGGTCAGGCTGCTATGGGATATGGCATGTACAAGGGCGGTTACTTCGGATCGCCTGGTCAAGAACAAATGTCTATGGGGACTTTAAACGACCTTTTGCCAGGTGTTTCAGTTACTGGCAGTCGATCTTATGGAGCAGGATTTGCTCCAAGCCCGAACAGAATGGCAGTCAATTATCGCGGTCCGCAATTCGCTAACTTGGGGTAAGCCATGGCAGTCATAGGCGCAACACAAATTGATCCAGTCAACATCCTTGGCTCGTATGCACAAGGCATGGAAGTAGGCCGTGCCAATCGTTTGGCAAGAACTCAAGAAGCCGCTGCCATGCGAGACATGCAGGAAAAGGCTGCGCTTCGGAACATGCTGACTGGCGCCACAGAAAAAGACTTAACTGACCCAGGGTTTTTAAATCGGCTTGCCGTAACGCCTGGTGGCGCTCCTGTAGCGCAATCGCTTTCGCAGACAATGGCCGCCCAGCAAACCGCTAAAAAGACTGGTTTGGAAATTAAAGCGGAAGAGCGAAAGCAGTTAAGAGAAACGTTGAACAACACAATGAGTCTTTTGCGGGGAGCAATAAAAGACCCCACTTCCTATGGAACGCGCCTTCAGTTGGCAGCCGACATGGGATATGACGTTTCTAAGTTCCCGCAGGCGTTCGACCCTGCTTCTACGCCTAAATTGATTCAAGCGTATGTTGATGAATTGACGCCGCTTGAAAAGCAATTTGACGAAGAAGAACGCGCTCGCGTTGAAAAAGATCGTGAGTTCCAACGAAAACTGTCTACGTCTAATCTTCAGTTGCGCCGCAAAGAACTTGATTTGCAGCGTGAAAAGTTTGATCGTGAAGGCGACTTCCAGTATTTAGGCCGCGTTGAACAAATGAGAGCGGCAGCGCAGTTTACTGGCAAGGCTTTGGCGCAGGCTCAACTTGAATTGCCGGGGGCTATTGAACAAGCAAACGTAACATTGGCGCTTATCGACGACATGGTTGGAAAGCCACAAAAGGTTGATAAAGACGGCAACGTTATGGAGGCTGGCACTGCGCCGCATGAGGGCTTTGTTGATGCTGTTGGCGCTACTTGGAAACCCGGCGCTCGACTGATTCCGGGTACGGATGCTGCGTCTTTCCAAGCAATGTACGACCAAGCAACTGGTACTGCGTTCTTGCAGGCTTACGACACGTTGCGTGGTGGTGGTGCGATTGCAAACGAAGAAGGCAAAAGAGCCACGGCTGCGATAACTAGAATGAATCTGGCGCAAGACGAAAAAGAATTTATTAAGGCGGCGCGTGAGTTCCAAGAAATTATTAGGACTGGCGTGCGAAAAGCCGAAGAAAAAGCCCGAAGGGGTAGTCAGGCTGCTGGCGGCGGTGAGTCCGCTGGCCGCTTTATCATTACTCCAGTTCCATAATAGTCGGGGGCGTTAATGCCAAAGTACCGCGTTAGTGATCCAAACACCGGGGTCACACTTCAACTTGAAGGCGATTCGCCGCCGACCGAAGCCGAACTGGTAGAGATATTTAGTAAATACCAGAAGCCTGCTGCACCCGCGCCCGCACCTGCACAACCGCGTGCGGCGGCGCCGGAGGCCGCAATACCGTCTCGCAGATTGCCTGCAATTGGCGATGTCGGTGATCGCGCAACTGGCTTCCGTCAGCAGGTCGAAGAAACCGGCATGACGCCACAAGAGCGCCAGAGCGCTGTGCGCGGTTTTGCTGGATTTACTGGCAGTTTGCTTGCCGGTCCTGTTCTCGGTTCATTGGTGCGCGGAGCAGGCACGGCGTTCCCTGTTTTGCAGCGCTTTACAACGCCTCTTGCCACGTCGTTGGAGACAGGCGGATTTCGCACCGGCTTACCTGCGACGACTAGTAGAACAACTCGCGCAGTAGTCAGTGGCGCTGGCGGCGCTGGCGCCGCTGGTGGTGGCGCATTGGTAACAGACCCAGAGGCGGTGACTGAGGCTGCCGCTGTGGGAACTTTGTTGCCGCAAGTTTTGCCGCCCGTAGCCAAAGTGCTAGCAAAAGGTGGCGGCGCTGTTGTGGACGCACTCTCTGGGCGCACCCCAGACATGCGCGCTAACGAGTTGATTCGCACTGCCGCTAATAACGAGGTCAATGCGTTGCGGCAAGCAATTGCCAGCCGTCAAATCCCAATGCGGGATGCACAACCCGACGTTCCCGTTAGCAGATTGATTGCAGACTTGGACATGCCTGTGTTGCAAGCATTGCTTGCTCGCGCAGAACAGCGTGATCCGCAACAAGTGGTCAATGCGTTCCGCAAACGCGAATCGCAAGACATCGTTAATGAATTGACCCGTATTGCCGGTGGCCCAACTGCCGAAACGGCGCGTGCTGCCCGCGAAGGAACAAAAGAGTCACTGGCTGGTATCACTGCCCCGATGCGAGAAGAGGCTCTTGCCGCCGCTCGTCGCACGGGCAAAGTAGTTCCAAGGCTGGAGACAATTGCTGCTGAAGCAAGAGAAGAGGCCGCCAAACAAGTAGATATTGTTAGGCGACTTACTCCGGCAATTGAACGCGCAGAGGAATGGGCAAAAAGTTGGAGCAAACTGGCTGGACCTCGTTTTGCTCAACCCGGCGATCTTGCAGCAAGAATCCCCGCTGTAGTTGATAGGGCCGCTCAAGAATCATTGCGTTCAGGCGCTCGCGCTCGTGCTGCTGAAAACACAATTAAAATGAGAACCGAAAGGGGCGAAACGCCAATTACGGTTGGAAAACTTACGTCATCAATTGATTCTGTCCTGCGTAAACCTGACATTGCCGCAAACACGCAAGCAACGACTGCATTAAAGCGTATTAAAAGTATGCTTGCCGATAGAGCCATGGAAAACGGAGTTCTTGATCCTGCTGACGTATACGCTATTAGAAAATACGGCGTATCAAGCGTCATTGAGGAATTAAGCCCTGGCGCCGATATGAGAGCCAAAGAGAAGTTAACCGCAAGGGTATTGACTGAAATCAAGCCGCTACTGACTGAAGCAATCGAAAACGCTGGCGGCAAAGGCTTTGGCAACTATCTTGATAGTTTTGAAAAAGGCATGTCGTCCATTCGCGGCATGGAATTAGCCGATCAAATGCGTAAGTTGTACGCAAAGGGAACGCCAGAGGCTAAAGAGCAAATCATCAATTTGGTTCGCGGTGAATCACCGGAGGCAATTGAAGAACTGTTTGGCTCCGGTCGTTACAAGATTAGTGAAGAAATGGCTAAAGATATGCCATTCCTTACTCAACTTGCCGACACGTTGGATTTGGATCGCAAGGCAGTTCAACAGGCTGCTGCCGGTCGCGCTGCCCTTACTGAAGCGGAAGGCAAGGCCAGCGTTCGCGTTCGACTGCCATTCCTTACTCGTGCCTCCACAACGGTTAACGAGGTTGTGGCTGGACTTGAAAAGAAAATGAAGGCAGAAACGATGGACGTGCTGATCCGCGCCGCGCAGTCAGGCCGCGAGTTTAATCGCGTTCTAAACCAAATTCCGGCTCGTGAGCGAAACGTGTTCTTAAAGCAGTTTAAGAACGCAGAGTCGTGGAACAAGTTTGCTGGGCAAGTAGCGCAGGCGGCGCAGGTTCAAGTGACGAGCCGAGCGGCGAAGGACTATCAAGAAGCGCCTGTAATGATGAACTCGCTTGCTCCGCCTCCCGTTAATCAATTGAGGGCACAGTAATGCTTAAAGGCGCACTGAAATCAAAGACCGTTTGGTGGAACGTCCTGCTGGCCGTCCTTGGCGGTCTGGAGTTGGTAGGCGGTCACATGACCGTGCTGTGGGGCCAGGAAGTGGCTGCGGCCATCCTGATGGTAGGTGCTTTGGCTAACTTGGTACTGCGGGCAGTCACCACGCAGGCGCTCTCGGAGAAGTGACGTGGATGACATGCAGGTTCTTTTTAACATCATTCTAGGCGTGGCTGCGTTCCTCGGCGGCTGGACTGTCAATAACCTGACGCGCAGCATCGAGCGGTTAGACAAGGACGTGCGGAACATGCCGCATGTTTACGTTACCAAGGCTGACTACCGGGAAGACATCCAACACATTCGCAAGACGCTGGATGACATCTTTAACCTGATTAACCAACTGAGCAGCACCAAGGCTGACAAGTGATGTGGGCTGCGTGGCTGTGGCGCTATGCCCCACACGCTCTGATCGCAGCAGTGTTGGGTCTGACATGTATATACGCGGTGTATACACTTCGGGAGCAGGGACGTGCAGAACTTAGGCCGCAAATTGAACGACTGGAGGCCGAGTTGGCAGCGGAACGGGCTGACCGAGCGCGTGCTGAACGCGCTTCAGGCTCGTATCAGTTGGAGATTGAGCGCCTTAATAAACGTGCTGTTGATCGTGCTGTTAATCGCACTCCTGTCAGGCTGTGCGTCAGTCCCCCAGCCCCGCCAACCGGGAACGCCGCCCAAGGAACTGATGGTGCCACCACCCCCACCGGGAGCAATGACCGACCGGCTGGAAGCGATCTTAAAGCAGGGCCAGACATCGGAGCCGACCTCTACGCCCTAGCCGCCGCCTGTGACGCCGAGAACGCTAAACTGCGTGCCTTGCAGGGCTGGATAAAAGATGGGGGCTAATCATGGACTGGGCGTTCGTACCGAACTTTAAGGCCGAAGAGTTCAACTGCTCGCACTGCGGCAAGAACGAGATGAAGCAGGAGTTTATGAACAAACTCCAAGCCCTGCGTAGCGCCTACGGTAAGCCGATGAAGATTACGTCTGGCTACCGCTGCGCCAAGCACCCTATCGAGGCCAAGAAGGCACAACCTGGAGCGCACGCATCGGGCTGCGCTTGCGACATTGCTGTCGTTGGTGCGGACGCGCACAGACTGCTGAAGTTAGCCTTTCAGATGGGCTTTACTGGTATTGGCGTGCAACAAAAAGGTAGCGGTCGCTTTATACACTTGGATACTTTGGAGGGCGGCCTGCGGCCCAATATTTGGTCTTATTAGGAGGCGTCATGCGTACAGACGGCATCCCACAGCGCTTCCAACTAGCCGGTCACACCATCAAAGTCAAAGTAATATCGCCTTCAAAGTGGCGTCACGGCAAAAATTGTGTTGGAATGTGGCTTCCAGACAAGTATGAGATTCACATCATAAGTTCTTGTAAAGGCACGAACCGGCAGCAAGTATGGGCGCATGAGGCTATGCACGCCCTTTTTGATGTCGCAGGTCATCCCGACCTGTCGTCAGACGAACAACTCGTAGACCGAACCGGCCACTTGCTGCAACAGATGCTCACAACGATGGAGTAGACGATGCAAGCAAAAGCCACTGACGATGAAATCCTAAAGGCTCTACAGGACGCCAACGGCATCCGAGCCATAGCCGCTAACAAGATAGGCGTCAACGAACGAAGCCTAATGATGCGGCTCAAAAAGATGAGGGCAAAGGGCTACATCATCCCTGAGTCAACGTATCAGCCGGGTGCAGTCAAGCAAGACGTAGATAAGCCCGGATTCTCATTTACCCCGCTGCCTGACGACGACGTTCCCATCGAGGAGTTGATTGAGCAGCGCAAGCGTAAGTTCCTGCACAAGCGCGAACACGAAGAAGCCTCCAAACTCATTCCTATTAAGGTCAAACTCGGCGGCGCTATCGGCCTGCTGCACTTTGGCGACCCGCACGTAGACGACGACGGCTGCGACATTGAAGCCATCGAGCGGCACACGGCGCTGGTGAACAAGACCGAGGGGCTGTTTGCCTGCAACGTAGGCGACACCACGAACAACTGGTGTGGTCGTTTAGCAAGGCTTTACGCCGACCAGAGTACGTCTGCCTCGCAAGCCTGGAAGATTGCGGAGTGGTTCGTCGGTCGCTGCGACTGGCTCTACATGATTGCTGGAAACCACGACCTGTGGTCAGGCTCGGGCGATCCGCTAAAGTGGATAGCCAAGCAGCAGAACGCCCTCTATAAGTCCTCAGAAGCCCGTATAGCGCTTCGGTTCCCGAACGGCATGGAAGTGCGGGTCAACGCTCGTCACGACCACAGCGGCTCGTCTATCTGGAACCCGGCGCATGGCCCGATGAAGGCTGCCATTATGGGAACCCGCGACCACATCTACGTGGCAGGGCATAAGCACGAGAGCGCCTATAGCGTCCTGAAGGATGCGATTAGCGGCATTACCATGCACGCCTGCAAGGTCGCCTCGTATAAGGTCTACGACCGTTATGCGAAGGATCGAGGGTTCAGGGACAACGCCCTGTCACCCTGCGTCCTGACGACGATTAACCCAGACCTACCGCCTGACCATCCAGACTTGGTGAAAGTGTGGTGGGACCCGCAGGAAGGTGCGGACTATCTGACTTATCTGCGACGGCGCTGAAAATCTCAGCGCGTTCCCGAGCGGCTCGCAGGATGCAGTAACGTTGGTGCAGCCGCTTGAGGAACGTCGTGCGACGTTGGCCGACGATCTCGTCATCAAGCAGGGCTTTGACCTGCCCCTCGTTCAGTAAGTTCAGTGATTGGTTTAGTGAGCGCCAGTTGTTCATGGCGCTATTGTAAACGAATTATTTAAGCCGCTGCAAGTACAGGGCTTGTAAGGCGCACACGGTGTCGTCGGCGTCCCTGCCTTCGTACCACTCGCCCCTAGGCTCAAACAGCCCCCTAAAGCGCTTCTGGCCGTCTGAGAGCCGCCCGCCCTTCGCCTTGACCTCTACCCAACATATCCACGCCATGCCGTCGTGCATGGGCTTAATGGCGAGCAGGTCAGGGATGTCGTGACCGGCGCTGGCAAAGTCGATGACCTCGAAGTTGGCCTTGCGGAGGGCTTCGACTATATCCGTGTGGTTGTTGTCCCGACGTTTGGCGTAGCGCATCGGCCTATTATGCCGCTTCCGCCCTTGCCTTCAATCGCGTCACGCCAGGTTCGCCCCACAACTCCCTGACCATGCCACGGATGTGCGGGTCGCCATACGCTTCCTTTACGTCGGTCAGGCTGCGGAGGATGTCGCCCACGTAGTTCTTAAGCCACGACGTGCGCTCTGCCCGCTGCGACCACTCGCCTACGTTGATCCGGGCAAGGTACGCATCGGCTAACCGGAGTTTATGGTAAGGATTATTCCTTACCGACTCCCAATACCGGACGTTGGCCTGCGACGCCCACGAGATGTCGCTACTAACGATCTGCTGCTGGATCATTGGGCTTCACCACACATTCAATCTGATACAGCCGCAGGGCAGGAATCTTGTTTTCCTTAAACCAACGCAGCACGGCCTGACGAGTCACGCCTAACGCCCGAGCGATCTCCGCTTGGGAACCATAAATCTTCAGTAGTTGCTTCGGTGTCATGGGCGCACTGTAACGACTGTTGACACCATAGTCAACATGCGTATACTTAACTCCGGGGATCGGCCCCGCTTACTGGAGACTACGATGGAACAAGACGACTTCCGCATCCTGCAAGAGCAGGAGCGCGACCGGCTCATGGAACTGCACTGCCGGTACGAACACGCAGCCTTCAACGTCATCGAAGGCTTGAACGAACTCAACCGCATCGAAGCCGAAGGCGCTTTCAAATTGCACCAGGCATTTGCCGAGTGCCTCGCTGCTATTGATGCTGCATCCGCCAAACTGAGGGAACCACAATGAAAGTCTACGAGAAGATTGCTGCCGTTACCGCCGAACTGTCCAAGATCGGTATCAGCAAGGACAGCAAGAACACATCACAGGGCTACGCTTTCCGTGGCATCGACGCTGTGTACGGTGCGCTCTCGCCCATGCTGTCAAAGCACGGCTTGTGCATCCTGCCTCGCGTGACTGACCGCCAGGTTATCGAGCGCCAGAACCGCCAAGGCACGGCGTTGTTTTACGTCACGCTGACTGTTGAGTTCGACTTTGTAGCAGCCGAGGACGGCAGCAAGCACACGGTCATCACGGTAGGCGAGGCGATGGACTCTGGCGACAAGGCCAGCAACAAGGCGATGTCTGCGGCTTACAAGTACGCAGCCTTCCAAGCCTTCTGTATCCCGACCGAGGGCGATAACGACGCTGACGCCCACACGCACGAAGTCTCTGCGACTGACCCTGCTGTTGAAGCGTCTGTAGATGCCGCCACCACTATCGAGGAGTTGAACGCCGTATGGAAAAGTCTAAGCGCCGAACAAAGAAAGACCCACTTGCCGATCTTCTCAACCCGCAAGACCCAACTCTCCGGCAAGTAATCGACGACGTATCTGCGTACATCGTCCGTTACTCGCTGACGACCACGGAGGCCAGTTTGGAACAGATTATTGAAGAACGGTTAGCCGGTGACTGGAAGCACGGCTTCTTCGTCAAGAACAAGACGCAAGACCTTCGCGTTCTGCGCGACCACCTTGAGGCTGTGCGGATCGTGCGAAGTTGGTACGAGGTTCCACCGCTATGATTAGGCCGTTAGTTGAATTGCAAACATGGGAGTTTGACTTGGTGAGCCTTGTCGGTGCGCGTCGTGCGTCTGCTCGATGGCACAGCGGCAACGCGGCGCACTACGACCAGAAGCGCATGGAAGATGAACGCACGGCACAGGTTGCAGCGTGTGCAGCCGAGTTGGCCGTGGCTAAGTGGACTAACCGCTACTGGCACGCACACGTTTGGGATGCGCGCGATCACGACAAGTTCAAGGACTTGCCGGACGTTGGCACGAACATAGAAGTGCGGCGCGTCAGGACGAGTGACTCGGCTGCGGTGCGTGAGCATCAAGTCGGCAAGCGTTTAGTGTTGTTTGTCGCCAAACCGGTAATGCCAGAACTTCGTTCGGTTGAGATTCTGGGTTGGTTTCCGTATGACCTTGCATGGCAGCACGGCACACCATCGGATTACGCGCAGAACACGCGATTGCTTGACCCGAAGTATCTTCGACTGGAGATACCGAAATGAACATATATACCAAGCCGTCCCGCTACAACCTGCGCTTAAGCATCGAGCAGTACAAGGTGCTGCTGGAGCGTAAGCGAGAGGCCGAGGAAGAGTGTCGGCGCATCCGCTACCGTGACTTGGTGCAAGCCTGGGGCGTGCGTCAGAGCGTGATCGGCACGGCCTTACAGCGCGGCATCAAGCAGTACGACTACATCCTGTGGAAACAAGGAGAACTGCAATGAAGCCAGACACCTACAAACTGATTGAGATGTGCGTTGAGATTGGCGTCACCCGAGGGCTGCATCGTGCGTTTAAGCATAGCGATGAGTCGTTGATTGACGGTGTTACAGAAAAAGTCAGTCAAGCCGTGATGCATGAAATCTGCGAGTGGTTCAAGTTTGATCCCATAAAAGACACAGGAGAGGAATGATGAGTGCGCTTTTACAACGCATGGTTAAGACGTGGGTTGCTACGTCGAAAAACCCGTGCGAATGGCATTGGTTTGATTTAAGCGGATCAATTCCAACTGATCACGCGGTACACGTTGAGCCAGAATTGTGGCTAACAACATATCGGCCTCCGTTTGATAAGACCGTCTTGGTATATCAGGCGCAGCACAACAAAGTGTCTCACGAAGTCTTGATGACTTTGGAGGGAGATGACCCGGAAGTCGGTATTAAGTTTTCCGTGGTGATTAGATACGGAGAGCATCTTCCGAAGTTATTAACGACAGCGATATATTCAATTCGTGACGGTCAGTTGTTCTTAACTCGCAAAGAAGGCGAGACGCAGCAAGATATTGATAATCGCAACTGGGGTCTGACTTTAATTGCGATGTTGTATCAACGGCTTGCAAATATGCCAACGAAGGCATCAATTCCAACTATTGATAACTTTATCAACAAGAAAAGACTAGAGCGAAACAAGCCGCCAATTTATACGTGGCGAACACTGATTGTCAGTGGAAAAAAGATTAGTAGCGAGGATCACGGCGGCACGCACGCATCGCCGCGATTCCATGAGCGTCGAGGGCATCATCGGCGTTTACCGAACGGGAAAACGGTTTGGGTAAAGTCGTGCAAAGTTGGCGATCCCGCTCGTGGCGCCGTTTTTAAAGATTATAAGGTGGTTTGATATGGAACAGCGATCAGCAGAATGGCACGCCGCCAGACTTGGCAAGGTGACTGCCTCGAAGGTGGCTGACGTAGTGGCTCGCACTAAGACTGGCTACGCAGCCAGCCGCGCTAACTACATGGCGCAGTTGGTGTGCGAACGTCTAACCGGCAAGCCGACCGAAGGGTTCAGCAACGCAGCAATGGAGTGGGGCGTTGAGCAAGAAGCCGCAGCCCGTGATGCGTACAGCGCCAAGGTGGGCGAACTTGTCACCGAGGTGGGCTTTATCGACCACCCGACCATCCCGATGTCTGGTGCGTCACCCGATGGCATCGTCGGCGCAGGGATCGTCGAGATCAAATGCCCGAGTACGGCAACGCACATCGAGTACCTTTTTGAGCGTGAGCCGCCTCAAAAATACTTTTACCAGATGCAATGGCAAATGGCTTGCGAAGGTGCAGATTGGTGCGACTGGGTTTCATACGATCCACGTATGCCCGAGAGCCTACAGTTGCTCGTAGTGCGTATCCCGAGGGATACAGACTGCATTACCTTGTTAGAGAAAGAGGTCAGCGAATTCCTTGCTGAACTCGATGTTAAAGTGGCAAAACTGAAGGAGATGAGCCTGTGAATTTTGATAACACGAACCGTGGCGTTTTGTTTCCGAACGATAAGAAAGGCAACGAAAAACGTCCTGACTTTACTGGTGACATAAACGTGGGCGGTACGGAGTACCGGCTGTCAGCCTGGAAGAAGGCCAGCAAGCAGGGCAACAACTTTTTGTCCATTAGCGTCCAGTTGAAGGAAGGCCAAAAGATTCCGCCGAAGAACGAGATGCCTGCTGGTACTCTGACTGAGGACAACTGGGCAAAGGCTGATCTGAACGATCCGCTGGGGTTCTAAATGATCAGCGACGAGAGAGCAGAGAAGGCTTTGCGGTATCTAGTCGATACCGACGAGCCTTGTGCGCTCGCCAAAGCAGAGGTCGAGCGTGCGGAATATGCCTTTAAAGCAATCCGCGAAACCGTTTTCTCGCACGCAGAGGGTACGGTGGCACAGAAGCAAGCGACTGCTGCCACCCATCCCACAACCAAAGAAGCGCATGATCGCTACTGCGCGGCGATGGCCGTGTATAGCAAAATGGCGAACAAGCGTGAGAGCGAAAAAATAATTTTAGATACGTGGAGAACAATCCAGGCCAACAAGCGGCAGGGATAAAAAAAGCCCCGCCGAAGCGGGGCAAGGACTCTGTAACAGGAGAAACTAACGATGCCCAACCAAACCACTTGGGAGGGACGATGCCCAGTCAGACTATCTGATGGGTTAGGAGTTTGCAATGGACATATTGAACGAGATTAAGGAACGAGACATCAGCAAACTGACGCCCGCACAGTGGTTTGGCCGCTTTGCTTATGTCAGAAGCGAGGACAGTTATTTCGACATGGTTGAGCGGCGTGAATTGTCGCGCCAGTCATTCAATGCCATGTACCGGCACGTTTCGTGCGCCTCGATACACAACAAGCGGCGCATAGAAGCGTCTGTGGCGTTCGATGAGAGCCGTGCCGAGATGGGCGGCCATGCCCTAGAGGGTATCACGTTCGCCGCTGGTGAGGCCGCTCTGGTCGCCCGTGGCGGGTTGGTCTACGGCAACCGATGGCGGGATGCGAGGCCAAAGGCCAGACCGGCTGACGTATCGCCGTGGCTTGACCATGCCGAGCGCATGATTCCTGACCCGATGGAGCGCGAACACGTTTTAAACGTGATGGCGTACAAGCGGCAGAACCCGAACCGCAAGATTAACCACGCGATCCTGCACGGCGGCTTACCTGGATCGGGTAAAGACACCCTGTGGACGCCTTTCCTGTACGCCATAGGCGGCGGCCTGAACAGTAACGTAGCGATTGTGCGCTCTGACGAATTGCAGAACCAATGGGGCTACGCGCTTGAGTCCGAGGTCGTCGTTATCAACGAACTACGGCAAGCGGGTAAAGACCCGAGAGCGTTAGAGAACAACCTCAAACCGTTGATTGCTGCGCCGCCTGAACTGCTACAGGTGAACCGCAAGGGCTTGCACCCGTACTATGCGCTAAACCGGCTTTTCGTTTTGGCGTTCAGCAACGAGCGGGACGCTATTGCCTTACCCGCCGATGACCGTCGCTGGTTTGTGCTGTGGTCACACGCTCCGAGGATGCAGAACGAGGAAGCCGCTGCTATGTGGCATTGGTACGCGCAGGGTGGACTAGATGCCGTCTGCGCTTACCTCGATGAGCGGGACGTTAGCGCGTTCAATCCTGGAGCCGCTCCGCCCATGACCGATGCGAAGGCTATCTTGCTACAGACTGGCATGAACCCGACCGAGGCAGCGTTGGCCGAGATGATTGCAGCGCGTCAAGGCGTGTTCCGTGGCGGCTTTATCACTAGCCCGTTCCACAAGTTGGTCAGCGACCTACAGAACGCCCTCGGGGATCGCTATCGGGTGAACCAAGCCGCGATCAATATCGCGTTGAAGGACGCGGGATGGACAGACCGAGGGCGTATCTATTCGAAGGAGCACGTTACCAAGAAACACATATTCACCGCGCCCGAACACTCGCACCTGTCGAATAGTGAGGTGCGGCGCATGGTCGAAACCGCTGCGCCGCCCCCGTTATCAGTCGTCAAATAGTACCGCGAACAGTACGGTGACTAGCACGGCTATCAGGAATCCCGCCATAGCGTAGCCCTCGCCGTGTCGATACAGCGCCCGAGGTAAGTAACCCAAAACCTACGGGTGCAGCGGGTTAGACCTGGATAGCGAGGCTGCAAGCCCCAACGCTCGTGAAACTCGGTCATAGGCGACCGTCCAATGCCCTGCGGAGTTCCTCGACGAACGGTTGCAGTTGCGGAACGGTTAGACCCTCGTCCCACGCATACAGCAAAGCCCTAGCCGTGGTGCGAATCCATTCATCACGGCTTGGCGGGTGGTCATCCATTGAGCGGAACAGGTCTTCAAGTTCTGTAATGGTCGGTGTGTGTGGTTTGTTCATAGTTCACCAATACACGGAGTCGGGATTGATACGTCGGCGGCTGTGCCAGTTCGGTGGCGGCACTTCCCGCCAGTCCATGCCGCGCCGATACCATACGGAAAGGCGTCCCCATAGGCTACGCATGGGCAGCACCTCGCAGCCTGTAGCGGGCGTAGTGCTTGCCGTTGGCCGTCTCCCTATGGCATTCAATGTCCAGCCCCTCGCGCCTTAAATCGGCCACACGAGCGGCAAGGCGGAAACAGCCAAAGTCTTGCAGGGCGTCAAGCGGGGTGAGTGACCGCCCCGATAACAGGGCGGCTTTGATTGCTTCATTCTGCGACATCGAGCGAACTCCCTATGTTTACCTCGTCTATCTCCCAATCCATCGTTGAACAGGCGATAACGCCGCCTCTGACGATCTGCAAGGCGATCTCGGCGGCTTCATCCTCATCCCTTGCGCCTACGCTGACCGTCTCCTGTACGGTCGCCCACAGCACTACGTCAAAGTACCTCATGCTGTAGCCCTCTCAACGTACGGAGCGATGGCGAATTGGTCACGGGTCGGCACTTCGGCAAGGTGGCCGAAATGGTGCGCCTCTAGGCAAGCCTCTAGATGGTCGGATAACTCCGCCTCTGCCTCCGCATAGGTGTTGAAGGTGAGCGGCTCTCCGTCCTCGTTCCATGTGTTCTCGTAGAAGTTGCCCACAAGCGTGAGGACTTCCCATCGTTGCGCGCTCATGCGGCCTCCTTCGAGAGTTTGACATCGTGAACAAATTCTTCCCCGTGGACGCATCCGAGATCAGTAAACAAAAGGTCTCCTTCGCTTTCCCATTCCTCCATCGCTATATCTTCAGCGGCTTCGATGTTTTCGGCGTCTACTTCAAACTCGTAAATTTTGTGTTCAATACGAGCAATTTGTACGGTGTAGCGTTTCATGCGGTTTCCCCTGTGGCTTTAGTGATTGCGGCGCGGACAATTGCAACGGGCGAGTCGGGCGCGAGGTTGGCCGTCTGATCGTGCGACCAGACACGGTTAACCATTTGCAAGGCGTCAAGCAAGTCAGGCGCGGCGGCGATAAGGCGAGCGTCACGCTCCCCGCACTCCAATTTGGTCAGCGTGTAGCCCTCGCCGCCTTGCTCGTAGTCGATAAACCAATACCCTTTGACTGACTGCCGTAATTCCCACGGCGCGGGGGTGTGTTGCGTAGTCATACGGCCACCCCGACGCTAACCAAGGCGTCACGGATTGATGTCGGCACGTTCGGAGCGTGACCCGCGTAAAAGTTCACCCCGTCAATCTGTGCGACCGTCTCGCCGTTCTCTTGCCAATAGCAGGTCACACATTCATCGGTCAGGGTGTCATATAGGGCAACGATCCAGTCGTCATCGGCGAGATCGTCAACTGTGCACCCGCTGCTGCCCGTCACCATGACATACTGTCGGCGGTCGTTAATTGGCAGGGTGTACGCTGTACACCCGCCCCCTGTTTCGCCAAGGCTGAACCCTAGGTTCCAAAAGTCTTGCGTATTCATGCGGCCTCCATACGAGCGGCGTCGATCAAGTGTTGTGCTATCTCGTAGAAGTTAACGTCGGCAAGAAAGGCGCGAGCGTAATCAACGGCTAATCCCTCGCCGGAATCGCTAATGACGTTTTCCGCAAACTCTTGCAGCCTTTTGGAAAGCGTGTAGGTATCCGCAGTCCCTACCTCGTCAGTTAGGTAGCGCGAGTCTATTGCGTCGAACAATTCCAAGTTGACGCGCCATGTGGCGTAGTTCGTCCAACCGTTGTGCGTGTTTTGGTTTTGCATGGTTAGTGTCTCCGTAAATTAATCGTTGGTGAGTATGCCGAGGATTGCAGCGGTGAGGCTGAAGCAACCGGCAAGGAATAGCGGAAGGATGGCTCGCTCGTCTGCGATGAAAGCGCAGATAAAGCAAGCGTAGGCGATGGGCAGAGTCACGGACGATAGGCGAGTCATTGCAGCACCTCTGCGTTGATAGCGGCGACATACTCAGGGAAGCGAGCGTCAATGTCGCAGTAAAGGTCTGAAGCGTCATCGAACGGTAAGCGGCTCTGTAGTCTCTCGTAAGCGAGGTCGATAGCCATAGCGACCCGAGCGTCGTGCGATAGGTCAATGCTGTTGGGTTGGTTAAGGAGCCGCACGGCTTCCATAGTGACTAGGCCAATTTTCCAATCTGACATTGTTAGATGCTCCTGTTATGTACTGGCTATGCCGATCTGCGGCGTTGCCTGGTGTTTGTGTGTCAACGATTCCTTTATACCCCTCTGCTATCTCTACGTCAACACCTGTTGTCGAAAATATAGTTACCCATGTTGCTAGCCATATAGATGACGCTCGAATATGTGAAACGGGAAAGAGCGTAAGTGACTAGAAAACATGGGAGAAGGCTGAAAGGTATGCGTTATAGGCTATGACTCTTACTGCCAAAAATTTCATCGAGCGGAGGTAACTGAGATAGGCGAGCCTAAATCGCATATCACGGATACCGTCTCTCTGTTTCGGCTTCTCTCTGTTGCACCCACGCAACAAAATAACCATGTTGCATAAACGCAACGTGTTGCATCTACGCAACATCATGTAAACAATTCTCGTTTACATAACTGCATGAGAATCGTTTGCATCCAGGCTTGTGGTACACGCACAACAATCCGTGTCGTGAAAAAACGAAGGGGGGTAGGGCCAGAGAGCGACCGGTCCCCGCTACGAAGCCCTCACAAAAACTTTTTATTTTTTTTAACATCCGCTAAACTTTCCCTTGCAACGTCTGACCAGATGCGCTGGTAGCGACCGAGAGGTAACTGAAGGAAAGGACTCCACCATCTAAGGCACTAAACGTATCCCTAGACGCTTCCGCCTCGGCACACAGGCTCCACGGACGTTGGAGATCGCGGCCTCCCGGCAGGATCACCCTGCACGTTGCTACTGCCGTCTGCGACTTCTGCGCCTTTCTCCTATAGGTACCGTATACACACACGCACGCGTATACGGGGGGACTAGGGAAAAGTCGCAAAAGGCGCACACGCTCCCCTTCCTTCCTTGCCAAACCTTCTGTTACAGTCCGCTTATGTCGATACGTATGTCGGAGTTGGAGTGGGCAGAGTTTGCTGCCAAGTCTCTGGTATGCCGCTCTTGCTTCTGGGCCGCTCAGGTGACTAAGGTTGCTGAGAAGGTCTGGTGTGCCCATGCCACCCACCACGGATGGATGTCTGACGTCCCCGCCTGTTCTGGCAAAGAGTTCCGGTATGAACCTCGTAACAGAATCCTTTAAGTCCATTCCTTTTGCGCCTCGTGAACTGAAGGCATCGCCGGAGGTTCTGCAAAAAATTTACGACGCCGCTAAACTCGGGCTAAAAGGTGACGCCTTGGCCTTTGCGGCAGGGTTGCTGCCCGTCGAGTACCGTAGACTCTGCCAGTTAGATAACGCGGCTGCGGTCGCCGAGGGGAAAGGTCGTGCGGACTCTGAGGTTGAGGCGGCGGCACAACTGCGCTCTGCCGCGCTTGAGGGAGATAGCAAGGCAGCCCTCGCCCTGCTGCAACATCTCCACGGATGGATGGCACGAACTGCCGTTCAGGTGGACGTTAAGTCGCAAATCAGCATCGTTGCGGCATTGCAGGAGGCAGAGTCTCGCGTCTTGGCACACCGAGTATTGCCGAATACTGAGGCTCCACTAGATGCTATAATTGACGAAGCCCCGAGCCGTTCCAGCGGATCGAGGCTTCTTACCAATCAACCTGAGCAAGAGGCTGAATATGGCTCGCAAGATTCTAACGCAAGAGCGCCTGAAAGAGTTGCTGAACTATGACCCAGCAACCGGCATCTTTACGTGGCTTAAACCCGTCAATCGTTACAGCATGGTCAAACCCGGCGACCGGGCTGGCTGTCTGCACAAGCGCGGCTACATCCATATCAAGGTGGATGGCGATTGCTACAAAGCGCACCGGCTTGCATGGCTCTACATCCACGGTCGCTGGCCTGAACCGTCAATCGACCACATCAACCGAGACAAAGCCGACAACCGCCTTGCCAACCTTCTGGAAACCGATCATTTTGGCAACATGCAAAACAAAAGCGCGTATCGGTCAAACACTAGCGGCTACACGGGCGTTACTTGGAACAAGCAGCGTAATAAGTGGTCAGCGCAAATCCAGTTTGATGGGAAACTGCGCGGCCTTGGCTTTTTCGACGACCCTGCCGAAGCAGCCGTAGCCTACCAGCGAGCAAGGACTAGCCTTACCAGTGCAAACGCCGATTTATAGCCCCGAAGATGAAATGGCCTTGATGTCCCGCCTATGGGCTAAGGACATCGCCAACGATCCAGAGGCTTTTGTTCGTTTTGCCTTTCCGTGGGGGCAAAAAGGTACGCCGTTAGAAAAGCATACCGGCCCCCGCAAATGGCAGCGCGAAATACTTCGCAATATTGCAGAACATATTAGCGCTAATAACGGCAGGGTTGATTACCAAGTCTTGCGAATGGCTGTGGCGTCTGGTCGCGGCATTGGCAAATCAGCCTTGGTGTCGTGGCTCGTAATTTGGATGCTGTCCACGCGAATCGGCGCCACCACTATTGTTTCGGCTAACTCCGAAGCGCAGTTGCGTTCAATTACTTGGTCGGAAATTACCAAGTGGCTTGCCATGAGCATGAACAGCCATTGGTTTGAGATTTCCGCTACTCGCGTTATGCCAGCCAAATGGTTAGCCGAAATTGTCGAGCGCGACCTAAAGAAAGGCACAAGATTCTGGGCTGTTGAAGGCCGCCTCTGGAGCGAGGAAAACCCAGACGCTTACGCGGGTCTGCACAACTCAGACGGTGTAATGCTGATATTTGACGAAAGTTCGGGTATTCCCGATCCCATCTGGGACGTTGCTCAAGGCTTCTTCACAGAAAATACTCCCCATCGCTTTTGGATGTCCTTTAGCAACCCCCGTCGTAACGAGGGCTACTTCTTCGAGGCGTTCCACTCTAAGCGTGCGTTCTGGAACACCCGCAACATTGACGCTCGCACCGTTGAAGAAACCGATAAGTCGGTGTATCAACAGATTATCGACGAATACGGCATCGACTCACCGCAAGCCAAGGTGGAAGTCTATGGTGAATTTCCGTCTGAAGGAGACGATCAATTTATACCGCCAAGCCTGGTGGATCAGGCTATTGCTCGCTCTGCTTATAAAGACGAAACCGCACCGATAGTGATTGGCGTAGACCCTGCTCGATCTGGCGCTGACTCCACGGTTATTGCCGTGCGTAAGGGGCGAGACATTCTTGCTATCAAGCGCTTTAAGGGCGAAGACACGATGGAGATTGTCGGTCGAGTCATTGATGCGATTGACGAGTACCAGCCCACACTGGTCGTCCTTGACGAAGGCGGATTAGGCTACGGCATCCTTGATCGCTTGAAAGAGCAGCGCTATAAGGTAGTGCGTGGCGTTAACTTCGGATGGAAGTCCAAGACCCCGGCTATGTGGCAAAACAAGCGTGCAGAGTTGTGGGGCGAAATGAAGTCGTGGCTGAAAGACGCTGCGCTACCCAATGATAGGCAGTTAAAGGCTGACCTAACAGGACCAAAACAGAAAATTAATTCCTCTGGCGCTATCTTGCTGGAGTCTAAAAAGGACATGAAATCGCGTGGCCTTGCCTCGCCTGACGCTGCTGACGCTATCGCCGTCACGTTTGCGTATCCAGTGGCGCACCGCGAATACCGCGAGCGTCCCCGCACGATTACTACAAGTCGCGAGAGCGGCATGATCAACACTTGGATGGGTGCTTAATGGCTAAGAAGTCTGTCAGCCTCTCAGTTGGTAGAGGAGAAAAGCAGTCCGTGTCAAGAGGGGCGGGATTGACCGCGAAAGGCCGTGCAAAATATAATCGTGCAACGGGGTCTAATTTGAAGGCTCCGGCGCCCAGTCCGAAGACAAAAGCGGACGCAGGACGTAAAAAGTCGTTTTGCGCCCGCATGAAAGGGGTCGTTCGCAACGCCAAGGGGCCAGCCGAACGCGCTAAAGCATCCTTAAAACGATGGAAATGCTGAAATGGCTGCAAAAAAGGGACTATATGCGAACATTCATGCTAAACGCGCTCGAATCGCTGCGGGATCGGGCGAAAAGATGCGTAAACCGGGTTCTAAGGGCGCTCCAACGGCTGCCAATTTCAGAAAGTCAGCCCTTACCGCCCGAAAACCCCGTAAAACCTCCAAAAAAGGCTAAGAAACATGTACGGAAAGAAAAACCCCGGTCCAATCGGCGTGTCCCCCGGCGCAACAGTCGGTGACATGATCCAAAACAGCCGGATGCAGAAGCCCCGGATGCCTGCTCCGCGTATGCCAAAGCGCGTAAACGAGGACATGATCCGCACTGCGGTTGATTTTCGACCGACTCCGATGAAACGGGGTATGCGTTAATGCCTCTCGTAAAGTCCGCCTCTAAGGGGGCTTTTCGTAAGAACATTCGCGCTGAAGTAAAGGCTGGCAAGCCTGTTAAGCAGGCTGTTGCCATCGCGTTCTCGGTCAAGCGTAAAGCCGGTAAGAAGGGCAAGTAATGGCTAAAGACCCGACAGGGATGAAGGGCGCGGCTCAGGTGGCTAATACGCCCCAGAGTCGCCGTGCGCGTAATACGGGCGATATCCTCGCCCAAGCGCGTACCCGGATGCAGTTGTCCCTGACGGCGTACAGCGAGTCTCGGGACAGCGAACTGGACGACCTGCGCTTTATGGCGGGTTCTCCAGATAACCGCTGGCAGTGGCCGCAAGAGGTCTTAGCCACCCGTGGCGCAGTGCAGGGTCAGACGATCAACGCTCGTCCCTGCCTGACCATCAACAAACTGCCCCAGCACGTTCGACAGGTCACGAACGACCAACGCCAGAACCGTCCTGCTGGCAAAGTCATCCCGGTCGATGACAAGGCAGACATTGAAGTTGCCGAAGTGTTTGACGGTATCGTCCGGCACATCGAGTACATCTCGGATGCGGACGTTGCCTACGACACGGCCTGTGAGAATCAGGTCACGTACGGCGAAGGTTATATCCGCATCCTGACCGAGTATTGCGACCCCGATTCGTTCGACCAAGACATCCGTATCGCTCGCGTTCGTAACTCGTTCTCGGTATATATGGACCCGCACATCCAAGACCCGTGCGGAGCCGATGCAGAATGGTGTTTTATAACCGAGGACATGCCCCGTGAGGAGTTTGAGCGTCATTTTCCTGACGCCGAACCCATCTCGTCGATCCAGAGCCGTGGTATTGGTGACGAGAATCTGGCGCAGTGGATTACCGACGATTCAGTACGGATTGCGGAATACTTCTACGCTTACTATGAAAAAGCGAAGTTAAACCTGTATCCGGGCGGTATGACCGCCTACGCCGACTCGCCCGAAGCCGCGCAGATGGAGGCGATGGGCCTTGCCCCTGTTCGCACCCGTGACGTAGACATCCGCAAGATCAAGTGGATGAAGACGAACGGTTATGAGGTGCTGGAAGAGCAGGAGTGGCCGGGTAAGTCGATTCCGGTTGTCCGCGTCGTCGGCAACGAATACGAAGTGGAAGGCCGTATCTACATCAGCGGCCTTGTGCGTAACGCTAAAGACGCGCAGCGCATGTACAACTACTGGGTATCCCAAGAGGCGGAAATGCTCGCCTTGGCTCCCAAAGCGCCGTTTATCGGCTACGGTGGGCAGTTCGAGGGATACGAGCATCAGTGGAAGACCGCCAATACCCAGAACTGGCCGTATTTGGAGGTCAATCCTGACGTTACGGATGGCGCTGGCAACATGCTGCCGCTGCCCCAACGTGCCGCCCCACCCCTTGCACAAACGGGCCTTATTCAGGCTAAGATGGGCGCGTCGGACGACATTAAGTCTACGACGGGCTACTATGACTCTAGCCTTGGCGCCACGTCGAACGAGCGCTCGGGTCGGGCCATATTGGCGCGTGAACGTCAGGGCGATACGGGGTCATATCATTACGTCGATAACCTTGCCCGCGCTATCCGCTACGTTACGCGTCAACTCGTTGACTTGATTCCGAAGATTTACGATACCCAGCGTATCGCTCGCATCATTGGCATCGATGGGGAAACCTCGACGGTGCGTATCGACCCGATGCAGCAAGAGCCTGTCCGTAAGTTGATGGATCAGGCTGGCGTTGTCATCGAGAAAATCTACAACCCGTCCGTTGGTAAGTACGACGTAGCCGTCACGACCGGCCCGTCTTACATGACCAAGCGCCAAGAGGCGATGGACGCGATGTCGCAAATCCTGCAAGCCAACCCGAACCTCTGGGGCGTGGCAGGCGACCTGTTCGTCAAGAACATGGATTGGCCGGGGGCGCAGGAAATTGCCAAGCGTCTCTCCAAGACTATTGATCCGAAACTGCTTGCCGATCCAGACGAAGACCCAGCGTTGCAGGCTGCTAACCAGCAGATTGAGGCGATGGGCGCTGAGATGGATCAGATGTTCCAGATGCTCCAGAACGTCTCGCGTTCGATGGAAGCCACGGAACTGCGTATCAAGGAGCAGGAAGCGCAGATTAAGGCATATGACGCCGAGACCAAGCGTATCAGCGCGGTTCAGGCGGGCATGTCCGAAGAGCAGATTCAAGACATCGTAATGGGCACGATTAGCGGGATGCTGTCCGCCAACGACCTTGTAGCCCCGGCCCCTAGAGAGGCTGAAATGCCGATGGAAATGCCACCGCAAATGCCGATGGAGTTACCGCCGCAATGACCTGCGAAGTCTTTATCGGACGGCTATTTCTAGCGCGGGATGTGACCCATTCCACGCACCTGAATACCCGTAACTACGCTAAACACAAGGCACTACAGAAGTTCTACGAGGGCATCATTCCGCTCGCGGACGACTTTGCCGAAGCCTATCAGGGGCGGCACGGGCTGATTGGCCCGATTGCCCTAGCCTCTGCCCAGAAGTCGAACAACGTGCTTGACTTTTTGGAAAAGGAACTTAAGGAACTTGAGGAAATGCGGTATAAAGTCGTCAGTAAAGACGACACAACGCTGCAAAACCTGTTAGACGCCATATTTGGCTTGTACTTGTCTACGATTTATAAACTGAAATTCTTGGCTTGAGGTAATCTCAAATGGCTGCATCACTTGGCTTAGTCATTCGTCGCCCGATCTACGGGTCGGCCACGAAGACTGCATACACCGGCACGGCAGGCTCGACGACCGTTCCGCCGTCTACGTCGTCCGTTCTGCTGTGGTGCAGCACGGCGGCTTACGTTCGTGTGGGCGCAACCGCAACGACGGCAGATCTGCCGATTCCGGCTAACGCGCCCATCATCATCCCGACCGACAACACGACTGGAGCGCCGATTACCGTGTCGGCTATTCAAGAAGTGGCGAACGGCAACTTGTTTTGCATTGGAATGGCGGACTAACCCATGTTTGTTTCATCCCAAACTGTAGACAATCTGGCCCTTTTGGATGTGGCTGCCGTCAATGCCGCCCTGACCGGCGCGTTTGACAGCCGCATCAAGGAACTGCGCGGTCTGCTAGATCAGGTCGCTGCCCACGACGCTAAGGTCAAGACGCTTGCCGATGCCGAAAAGATCAAGGCTGCGGCAGAGGCCACTGCGGCGTCTGCGAAGGCTTCTGAGGCCGCTGTGCTGGCCCTCAGCGCTGATGTTGCCAAGCGCGAAGAGGCGCTGAAATCGGCTCAGGTTAAGTTATCGGCTGATGTGTCGGCGCTGGCCCGCGAATCGGCTGGCTTTGAGGCCGAGAAGGTGGCTTTTGCGAAGAGTTCGGCTGCGGCTAACGCTGCGCTGGCTGACGCTCAGAACGCCGTTGAGGCTGACAAGGCTAAGGTGGCTGCCGAGCGTAAGGCGTTGGAAGCCGACAAGGCTGCCTTTAACGCCAAACTTGCTGCATTGAAGGTCTAAAAGCATGGCTAATGCGGTTTACCCCAAGTACAAACAGGCGCTCCTTGACGCCTCTGCCAACGTCGATCTGAACGATGGCACGGTCAAGGTTGCCCTGATTGATACCGGCAATTACACCTATAACGCTGCGGACGAGTTCTACAGTTCGGTATCGGGTACTGCCGTCATTGGGACGCCGCAGACCATCAACAACACGACCGTCACCAACGGCCTGTTTGATGGTGACGATGTGACCTATTCGGCGGTGACGGGCAACAGCATCGAGGCGCTGCTGATCTACATTGATACGGGCAGTGCGGCTACTTCCCGCCTTGTAGCCTATATCGACACGGGCGTTACGGGATTGCCGGTCACGCCTAACGGCGGCGACATTGTAATTACCTGGAACGCCTCCGGCATCTTCCAACTGTAACGGGCAGGCGCAGTCGTGCCGATGCCCGCGACTGACCCGCTTGTCCTAGAAGACGGCGGGAATATCCTCCTAGAAGACGGAGGATTGCTGCTAGGTGAGGCCTCAACGGGCGATACCCTAGAGCCGGAACTGTATACCAATACCCAGACCTTCTATGCCCTAACGGCACGGTCTGTGTATAACCTCGCGGCGCCGTTTTACACCAACGACCAGACGTTTTACGGTCCGACAGCGACGTTTAGTAACACGCTGCTGCCGGGTCTGTACACCAACGAGCAGACGTTTTACGCGGCAAGCGTACTGCGAGGGGCGGTTACAATTGCCCCTGAGTTGCTGACCAATACACAGGTATTTTACGACCCTGTTGTTGCCAGCAGTAACGCCATATTGCCGCCGTTGTTAGTGAATTCCCAAGTCTTTTACGACGCCACGATTGACGGCGGTGAAGGCTCGCAGATCAAGATTTACTACAACATTGGCATGTTCGGCATAGGGCCATTGAACG